ATCCACGTTGCTTTATGGCTGTCTTGTTGAGGCGTACACCTACTTAAAGGGCGACCCCGACCTGATGCAGTTGTACACCCAGCGGTACATGGAAGCGCTGGCCAAGCTGGAGGAGCTGGGTGAGGGCTACAGCACAACAGACAGTTACCGCGGCGGAGAGGTAAGGAAGCCTAGAACGTGATTGATACCGCCGTTGGCAATGTATTTGTACAGACGACTTCCAACAGGGGTTTTACCCCGGAAGAGGTTGCCGAAAGATGCCTAGACAGGATCGTTTCGGTTGCTGAGGACGCCACTCCCGAAGTTCGGGCGCAGGCGCAGGCATTCAAGGAGAACATCAGGAAGCTCCTTGTTTACTACATGAAGGAAGCGATTAAAAGCGACCGAACTACTGTTTATAACGCCCTGTGCGATGCGGGGCAAAAAGACCTAGCCGAACTTATCAGGAGACTTTGATATGGCTTTTTCCGGTAATTACATGTGTACCAGTTTTAAGCAGGGACTGCTTCAGGCCCAGCATGACTTCACCGCCAGCACAGGTCACACTTTCAAGCTGGCAATGTATACCAACAGCGCAAGTTTTGATGCGTCTACTACCGACTATACCGCTACTAACGAAGTTAGCGGCACGGGTTATTCTGCTGGCGGCGGCACGCTTACCAATGTTACTCCTACCACGTCAGGAACAACGGCGCTGACTGACTTCGCCGACTTGACGTTTAGCTCGTCAACGATCACTGCTCGCGGTGCGTTGATTTACAACACCACCACGGCTGGCGGCACAGGTACTACGGACACGGTTGTCGTTCTGGACTTTGGTTCTGACAAGTCATCCAGTGCGGGCGACTTCACCATTGTGTTCCCAACTGCTGACGCATCTAACGCTATTATTCGGATTGCATAATCATGGCTCTGGTCGTTGCTGATCGCGTAAAAGAAACCACCACCACGACAGGCACGGGGGCGATTTCGCTTGCCGGAGCAGAGGCGAATTTTATTGCGTTCTCAGCGGCCCTGTCAGATGGTGACACAACCTACTACGCCATTATCGATAATGTGAATCAAGCCTACGAAGTGGGCCTTGGCACATACACGGCGGGTGGGAACACGCTGGCCCGGACGACAGTGCTGGCCAGTTCAAATGGCGGATCTGCTGTTAACTTTTCAGCAGGAAGCAAAGATGTATTTATCAATTACCCTGCGGATAAGTCGGTATATCTGGACGGTTCAAATCAACTTGTCATCAACAGTACGGCGGTCACTGCAACAGCCGCAGAGCTTAATTATGTTGATGGCGTAACGTCCAACATTCAAACCCAGCTTGATGTAAAGGCAAGCACCGGAAAGGCCATCGCAATGGCCATTGTGTTCGGATAGGAGATAAATAATGGCCGCACCAAACATTGTAAACGTATCGACAATTACGGGTAAGTCGTTTTACCTCGCATTGTCCACTACAAGCGCAACAGAGCTTGTCAGTAATGCCGCTTCCAGCGGGAAGGTATTCAAGATCAACATGATCCAAGTGGCAAACGTCGATGGCACTAACGCTTGCGACGTGACCGTGGATTATCACACTGCGGCGGCGGCTGGGGGAACGGCATACTCGCTGGTTTCTACCGTGTCCGTTCCAGCAGATGCTTCACTGGTTGTACTGGATAAAAACACCGCGATGTATCTTGAAGAAGACCGCTCTATCTCGGTCACGGCTGGCACTGCCAACGATCTTGAAGTTCTCGTTAGCTACGAAGAAATCAGCTAATAGGAGCCTTTCATGGCTACAAATGACGGCGGTTTTATTGGTCAGGACGGGCTGAATGCCCCAGACTCGCCTACTGGCGTGTCGGCTACGGCTGGCGATACTCAAGCGACCATATCGTTTACTGCGCCTTCTGATGTCGGCGGGTCGGCTATTACTGGCTACCGCGCCCAATCTAATGACGGGATTGGCGCATCAGGGTCATCCTCCCCAATAACAGTCACGGGCCTCACAAACGGCACTAGCTATACATTTAACGTCTGGGCGATTAATGCGTTTGGGTATTCAGCGCCTAGTGATGCGAGCGGGAGTGTGACGCCAGATGTGCTTCAACGTGCGCTTTTTGGGGGCGGCTACGGTTACAACACAATAGATTATGTAGATATAACTTCTGCCGGTAATGCCACCGATTTTGGAGACTTGTTAGACACCGCAGGCAGGCTTGGCGCGGCGGCTTCAACAACCAGAGCAATTTGGTTTGGCGGCGGTGATCCCTCTGGAGGCACTAACGTCATACAATACGTTACCATAACCTCTACGGGTAACGCGGCTGACTTTGGCGACCTTCTCTCTAGCGAAGAAGAAATGATGCCATTCTCAAATAATACACGCGGTCTTGCGGCTGGCGATGCTTCTGCATCAAGCACTGTTATTCAGTACGTCACAATTGCATCTACTGGAAACGCGGCTGACTTCGGAGATATGTCGCCTAATACTCAGCGGGGCGCAGGAACAGCCAATTCAACAAGGGGCCTGATTTGTGGAGGCATACCTTTTGGCGCGTACACTAATCAGATTCAATACGTCACTATCTCAAGTCTTGGAAACGGCACAGATTTTGGAGATATGACACTGGTTCGCGGTCGCCAAGCCGCCTTAGCCTCATCAACTAGAGCCGTGAATTGTGGTGGCGAGACAACAAGCGCGGCACTCACAAACGTCATGGATTATGTGACCATAGCGTCTACTGGCAATGCCACTGATTTCGGGGATTTAACCTCTTCTGTAAGATATTGCGGTGCTACTTCTGGCCTTACGAAAGGTGTTATTGCGCTTGGGAGGGATGCCTCAACCGACCTTAATACGATTGACCAAATTACGATTGCCTCAACAGGCAATTCAACAGACTTTGGCGACCTTTCTGTTGCAAGAAGGATGACAGGCGCGACATCATCTGCTCATGGGGGGACTCAATAATGCCAAATTATCAAGGCGTTTGGTCGCTCTCCGCGCAGTATCAGAACAGCACAGGGTGGCCTACCCCGCCTGTAAACTATGGGTCTGGAGTAGCCCACCTTGGCGGAGGCTTTGATACCACTACCTACTCAAATCAAATTATCACAAAAAGTTTTGAAACCTCTGGAACAACGTCAGACTTTGGCGACCTGACTCTTGCAAGGCAGAGCTTAGGAGCCCTAGCAAGCTCAACTAGAGGAGTATGGGGCGGCGGTACGACGGGAAGCTCATCAAACGTCATGGATTACGTTACTTTAGCATCTGCGGGAAACGCAACCGACTTTGGCGACTTGAATACCGCCGCTTACAATAAAGGCGGGCTATCAAATGACACTAGAGGGTTGTTTTGGGGTGGGCCCAATACCAATTCTAATTATATAGATTACATCACAATAGCAAGCGCAGGGAATGCTAGTGATTTTGGTGACATTACTATGCAGTATGCGTCTGGAAACCCCGGCTTTGGCAGTACAACTCGCGGGATTTTGCCAATAGGCCGTAGCTCTAATGGCTTTGATTCAGTAATTGAGTATGTCACATACGCAACCACAGGAAACTCTGTTGACTTTGGCGATATGACTGTTGCAAGAAATAAAGGCGCTAACGGAAGCAGTAGCACTCGCGGCTTAATGGCAATGGGTGAAGCCTCGGCAGGCGACTCGGACGTTATAGATTACATAACGATTGCCTCTACTGGCAACGCTACTGATTTTGGTGATATGACCCCAGCCCGCGACAATTATCCTGCCGCCGCCTCTAACTCTACAGCGTTAATGGCCTGCGGGGGCCAGTATCCGAATGTTGCTAACACTAATATTGTTTTGATAGCAACCATTGGAAATGCCGCTGATTGGGGAGACTTGACTACGGCTGTACGAGGCTGGGCAGGGTGTTCTGGATCACACGGAGGTATCGCCTAATGCCCAAGCGTTACCAAGGCAATATTATTACTGACTCTCCTGTTGAACCAAGCGGGAACCTTGAAGACTCTGCCGCAAGCGGCGTTTGGAGTCTTTCGGAGCAAAATGCCTTTATAGCGGGCGATAATTGGCCGAAAGCGGGTAACTTCGCTCCGGGTCAGCAAGCGTTCACA